TAAGAAGGAAACAAAAAGGTGAAAGATAAAAGAAAGGTGGCTGGGTATTACGAAGATAAAAAGAAAGTAAAGGATGGCTTTCTACTTATTGATCGTTGGAAAAAAAATAGAAAATGGATGGAGAAAGAACGAATGAATGAAATAGAAAAGATAGATTATATTCGCAATACAATAAAAAGTAACCTTCGAGAATATGCTACTACTCAAATGCTTAGACAAGGGGGCAAAGAAGATCTTGAAAATTCTTTAGCATTACTTGAAGATTTAAGAGAGCAGGCCCTCAAAGATAAAGAGAAGGAGAAGAAAGATGCCTAACGATAGATTCGTACACTTTTGCAGGAATTTGTTTGATGCTAACTGTAAAGAAAGACGGGAGTATGGTCAAGAACTTTATACTTTCCAGAGCTATTATACTACTCACCATGCGTGGTTACTAAATAAATATAATAAGGAGAAAACAAATGTCCATTAAAGATACACTAATAGATATTGCTTTGACTCCAGTTACTTTACAAAAAAACTTTAATGAGCAAATGAAGTTTACTTTGCAAGCAGAGAAGGAAGCAACTGACAGAGGTTATATCGAACCTAATGAACGATATGAATATATTCAACAAAGAGTAGATGAACTACTAGGAGATTATCCAAATGACTAGAACAAAAAGATATGTAATGACAGTAAATAAAGAAAATTTATTAGATAGATCTGCATTAGACTGTCTCAGAAGAATGGTTAAGACTTTAAACAAACATATAGATCGAAAATATTACGTCAAGTGTCATGGAAGGTTTGGCAAAAAGAACCCTAACTTAAATAATTATAGGAACAAACCAGGTGGTCGAGTTAATTGGAGCGAGTGTCGATTAGATGATGCTGTCAGGTGGGATGTTTATATTTATGAACGATAAAGAGCTTTACAGCAGCTTTGAAATGCTGTAAAATTACATTTAGATTACAATAAATCAGGAGAAACATTATGATTAGACCGATAATTTTTTCAGTTATCTGTTCGGCTTTAGTAACTGGTACTGGAAGTTATTACTATAACACTTATATTACTGACGAGGTTACTAAAATTTCTAGGCAGCTTAATACCAGTAATCGTTTACGAGTACAGGCGTATGCTGAGTTTAATCAAGTTATTGCAGGATTAGAAACTCAAATAAATAGCCAAACTTCTCAGGAAGAAATAGCAGATATTCGTAGGGTTATAGATTACCAAGTTAATAATTTAACTGAGGCCAACACAAAAACTAAAGATGAATTAATTAGTTTAGTAGATGAAGCAGTTAGTGAAGTCTTTGAGATTAAACAAAGATTAACCAACGTAGATAATACAAACAGTTCACTTCAAAATAGTATTGATTCTTTATTAGAGGAGATAAGTAAAATTCGTGAGGAGATGAGTGAAGAAGAAGAAGAAGACATTATCACTCCAACAATAGATACAACAGAGAACATAGGACAACCAAGAATTTTAAAAGCTGAAGAACCGCCTAAGAATTGCTCGTACGCAATCAATAACAAGAGTCAAACTAATACTAAAATAATTCAAAGAGCAGTAGATAGAACCAGAAAGAAAGGCAGCTATTCCATTACTGTTTATTTTAGTACTGATTCAGAGGGAGTTCCTACAATTACTAGCGTTGAATCTAACGATGCTCCTGGAAATTTAGAAAGAGCAACACAAAAGTATGTTGCTAGATTAAAGTTTGGTACTGAAGATAAGATACCTACTAACTGTAAAATGAATTTTACTTTGAAGGTAGTATAGGAGCTTGACACATGACGAGGAGATGGGTATAATGCTAGACAAGAATATGCAGTCTCTTTTTAATATTATTTTGCCCTCTTTATCTCCTTATATAAATAAATAATATTAACTGTTGACACAGGCTAGTTAAGTGGTCTAGCGAAGAAGAACCACTTATGAATTTTTAACCGCCACTAAAGAGGATTATATTATGGCAATAGAAACTGGACTAGCTTATTGGGCTAGTGTTTTAAATCCTAACACCAAGTACGAACCTGTTTATATAGTAGATTTGGTAGTTGATGATGAGGTAGCAACTAAGTATGAAAATAACGGCTTTAGAGTCAAGACGCTGGTTGTTAATGATGAGGTCGTTGGAAAGGCTTTACGAATTAAACGTAAAGTAAAAGGCCCTGATGATATGGTACGCAAACCACCTAAATTAGTTGATGGACAGAAGAATCCTATTGATGTTTTAGTAGGTAACGGATCTAAAGTTCGCGTTCAGTTTAGCGAATGGGAAGTCTCTAATAAGTATGGAGATTTTAAAGGATTAGATTTCCAGGGTATGCAGGTTATAGATTTAGTATCTTACAAAGCTGGTGATGGCGAGGAGTTTGATGCAGTTGATTCGGAGGAATTTTAAATGGCAAAGAAGAACGAAGAGCAACAACCACACATCACTATTGATGATGTTCAAATTAATATTGATGATTTACCCGAAGAAGCACAAGGAATCTTTGGAAGAATACAGCGATTAACTCAGAAGAAAGCTGTTTTAACTTTAGACTTAGAAGAGACTCAAGCAAGTATTAATTGGTTTACTAGCCGTATTGTGGCTATTGTTAATGACGATAAACCAGACGATGTAAAAGCTGAATCCAATATTTAAGTCTTTCACTAAGACTGGATACTTCTTGTCTGTTAGAAGTGTCTGGTCTTTTTTATAAAGGAGATACATATATATGGAAGAAAAATCTAAATTCATAAAACATATACCATGCGAAGCGTGTGGCAGTAAAGATAACAACAGTTTATATGATGATGGCCACACCTATTGCTTTGGATGTCACATAAGAACAGCTCCATCAACTCAAATTAATTCCGTTAGAAATACAAACACCGTAGCACCTCTTAATGTGGATGGTGGTGTTTATGGTCCACTATCAGACAGAGGAATCTCAGAAAATACTGCAAAGAAATATGGTGTTAAAGTAATTCATAATCGTGTAGGTGGGCTGGCTCAACACCACTATCCTTATTTTATTAATAACGAATTGACAGCAACTAAAATTAGATATGTCAAAGAGAAAGGTTTTAGATGGAAAGGTTCTTCAAAAGACACACAGTTATTTGGACAGAATCTTTTTAAAGAAGGCGGTAAGTACATCACAATTACAGAAGGAGAGTGCGATGCAATGGCAGCTTACGAATTATTCGGGAGTAAAGGTTGGCCAGTTATCTCTATAAAAAATGGCGCACAGTCAGCTATCAGTGACATTAAAGAGAATCTAGAATATGTAGAAAGTTTTGATAATATTGTTATTTGTTTTGATGCAGACAAGCAGGGTAAAGAATCTGCTCAGAGGGTAGCTCGCATTTTAAAACCTGGTAAAGTTAGAATATATACTTTGCCTACTGGATATAAAGATCCTAACGATATGCTCAAAAAGAATAAGCATTCAGAGTTTACTAAGTGTTGGTGGGAAGCTAAAGTTTATACGCCTACTGGGATTATTAGGGTTTCTGAAAAAGAGAAAGAGTTTTTAAAGAGAGATAAAAGAGATAACGTACCTTATCCTTGGGAAGGACTTAATAAAAAATTGTATGGATTGCGACAAGGAGAGTTAGTCACACTTACAGGAGGAACAGGGTTAGGTAAATCAAGCATAACGAGAGAGCTTGAGCATTGGCTTGTCCATACCACTAACGATAACGTAGGTATCATAGCTCTTGAAGAAGATTGGAAGCGTACAGTAGATGGTATCTTATCTATTGAAACTAATGCTCGCCTTTACATTGATCAGATACGAGATGCCTATTCCCAAGAAGATTTAAAAGAGATGTATAATAAAGTATTCTCTAACGATAATGTATTTATACACGCTCACTTTGGCACTAACGATATTGATGCTATCTTCAATAAACTTAGATACTTAATCATTGGTTGCGATTGTAAGTGGATTGTTGTCGATCATTTACATATGTTAGTTAGCTCGTTAATAGAAGGAGATGAACGTAGAGCCATAGATAATATTATGACTAGGCTTAGAAGTTTAGTAGAAGAAACTGGAGCTGGTATTATACTGGTATCCCATCTCCGAAGAATAGAAGGTAACAAAGGGCATGAGAACGGCATTCAAGTTAATCTCTCTCATCTAAGAGGAAGCCAAGCGATAGCACAGCTTTCAGATTGTGTCATTGCATTGGAGCGTAATCAACAAGCCTTAGACGATTTAGAATCCAGGACCACTAAGTTACGAGTATTGAAATCTAGATACACAGGTGACGTAGGACTCGCTACTTCTTTAATATACAACACAACCACAGGAAGATTGAAAGAAGATTATAATGAACGCGCAGTTCTCACAGATGATGATATGCTTTTTTAAAGGATAAGATAATGAAGTTACTATTTGATATTGAAACTAACGGCTTGTTAAGAGAAACGCCATCAAGAAGATGGAACGAAGAAACAAACAAGTGGGAAGATATTATTATCCCACAGTTAAATAAGGTTTGGTGTATTGTAGCTATTGATGAAAATAATAAACAGTATCTTTTTAGACCACACCAGATTAAAGAAGGCATAGAACTTTTAAAATCTGCCGATACTTTAATAGGTCATAATATTATAGGTTTCGATCTTATTGTTTTACAAAAATGGTATGGTATTAATCTATACGAACATTGTAAAATAATGGATACTCTTGTGTTGTCTCTTTTATTCAACCCCATCCGAGAAAAAGGTCATGGTTTAAAAGCATGGGGAGAAAAACTTGGTTATCCTAAAGGAGAGCATACAGATTTTGATAAGTTCTCTGAAGAAATGTTGGAGTATTGTATAAGAGATACAAAAATAGTGAGGGAACTAAGTGCTGCATTAAAAAAAGAAAGCGCAGGGTTTTCAAAACAATCTATTTTTCTTGAGCATGAAACGAGAAGAGTGATCTGTAATCAAATAGAAAATGGTTTTGCTTTTGATTATAAGAAAGCTAGTATACTTTTAGCTAGCCTTACACAAAGAAAAGCAGAAGTAGAAGAGGAAGTTAAGAAAACATTTAAAGCTAAAGAAACTGAACATATTATTTTAATTACTCACAAAGAAAACAAACTAAAAGATGGTAGTTATTCTAAAAACATGGGGTACGACCATTTCGATAAGAAAAGAACTCATCTATCAGAAGAAGAAAAAGAACTTGTTAAATCAGGTTGCGTTACTTCTTTCAAAAGAAAAGAGATTACGGAGTTTAATCTAGGATCAAGAAAACAAATAGGAGAATACTTAATAGAGTTTGGTTGGAAACCTAATAAATTTACACCAGCAGGTCAGCCTATTGTAGATGAGGTAACTTTAGAAAAGATTAACCATATACCAGAGGCCCAATTAATTGCAGAATTTTTATTGTTACAGAAGCGTATAGGTTATGTGCAATCCTGGATGGATGCTGTTGCAAAAGAAGATAATAGAATACATGGTAATGTAATTACTAACGGAGCTATCACATCTCGCATGACACATTATAATCCCAACATGACACAAATTCCCAGCATCCACAAACCTTATGGTAAAGAGTGTAGAGAATGTTGGACCGTTGATAACGGCAACGTGTTGCTGGGTATCGATGCTTCGGGATTAGAAGTAAGAATGTTAGCACACTATATGAAAGACAAGGAGTACATAAATGAAATCATTAACGGAGATATACACACCTCTAATCAAAAACTTGCAGGACTTGAATCTAGAGATAAGGCAAAGACATTCATCTATGCACTTATGTACGGAGCAGGAGATGCAAAACTTGGAAGCGTGGTTGGCGGAAATAAAAAAGATGGAAAAAGATCTAGGCAATATTTCTTTGATAATCAGCCATCATTTAAATCTCTTAGAGATAGAGTTCAAAGAGCAGCAACAAAAGGACACATCAAAGGATTAGATGAAAGAAGAATATTTATTAGAAATCAACACGCTTCTCTCAATAGTTTATTGCAAGGTGCGGGAGCTATTGTAATGAAGAAAGCTCTCACACTTTTCGATGAAACTCTACAGGATTTAAATATGGATTATAGGTTTGTTGCAAATATCCATGATGAATGGCAACTGGAAGTGCCTAAGAACCAGGCAGATTTAATAGGTAAGATAGGTGTCGATAGTATTATTAACGCGGGCAAGCATTTCAACATGGCTTGTCCTTTAGATGGTGAATATAAAATAGGAGCTAACTGGAGTGAAACACATTAAACATTGTAATAAATGTAATAAAGATAAACCTTTATCAGAGTATCAAAAATATATAAAAAATGGAATAAATGTAGGACAATCTTACTGTAGGGAATGTAGGAACAGTAGTAATACTTGGTCTGTTAAAACTAATCCTATATATAACCCAGAAAGAATGTATGTAAACGGTAAGTATGTGTCAAAGACACACGCACTATATAAACCAGGAAGATATAAAACATTTGAAGGTGCAGCTTTCGCGTCTCTAGGAGGCTATGAAAAATCTACAGAAGGCCATGTATATATTATATCTAATCCTTGTTGGGATGGTTGGATTAAAGTTGGCATGGCGGTTGATGCAGAAGATAGATGTAATCAGTATCAAACATCTAGTCCACACAGAGATTACAAATTATGTTATACTAGATACTTTGAAGATAGAACAATCGCAGAACAAATGGCACATAAAAAATTAAAAAAGATTTCAATAAAACATAAAGGAGAATGGTTTAAAGTTTCAACTAAAGAAGCAACTAAACTTATAGAAGCAATATGAAAAATCTAGACACACTAGTAACAGACATATATAAAAAAATTGAAGTTCTCTCTGATGGAAAAGAGATTAAAATAACAGATAAAGTATTAGATGATTTCGGAGACTCCATGAAAGATGCTTTAAAGCATTGGGCTTCTCCTAGAAAAATAGACAAGACTTCGACTACTGGTTTAAGGATGTCAAATATAGGTAGGCCAGATAGACAGCTTTGGTTTGATTTAAATTCTAAAAAGGATATAGAAATTAAACTAGATCCAAGTACTTATATCAAATTTTTATATGGTCACTTACTTGAAGTTCTAGTGCTGTTCTTTGTTCGTCTATCAGGACATTCTGTTACTTCAGAACAAAAGAAAGTTAAAGTCTCAGGCATCGCAGGACACATGGATTGCGTAATAGATGGCGAAGTTATTGATGTCAAGACTGCATCGGGGTATTCTTTTAAGAAGTTTAAAGACGGTTCTTTAGCAGAGAACGATAACTTTGGATACCTAGCACAGCTTGCAGGTTATGAAGAAGCAGAGAAAACTTCTAAGGGTGGCTTTTTAGTTTTAAATAAAGAAACAGGTGAGCTAACTTTATTTAGACCAGAAGAATTAGATAAGCCTAATATTAAACAGAGAATAAAAGATGTTAAAAGATTCGTTAAAAATAAAAAGCTTCCTGATTTTTGCTATCCTCCTATACCAGAAGGTAAGGCAGGTAATCTTAAATTAGCTAGACCATGTTTTTATTGTGTGCATAAGTTTGAGTGTCATAAAGAAGCCAATGATGGTAAAGGATTGAGAGCTTTTAAATATTCAAAGGGTTTGACTTACTTAACAAAAGTTGTTAGACTACCTAATGTGCCAGAGGCTTCGTTGTGAATGGGAGAAAGGCAAGAGCATTGAGAAAAAGAAGTAGGGATATGTTTATAGAATGGTTACGCACCATGACTCCTGAAGGCGAAGAGCCTACTAAAATAAATAAAAAGAATATACATACTTTTTTACCAGAACAAACACATTTCTATGCGAACAGACAGTTTCGTCTAAGTGCTTACACATTAAGATGGTTCTATAAAAAACTAAAAAGAAATCCTAATTTAAAACTAGAAGATTTAAATGGCTAAAAGAAAACCAAGAAAGGCCAGACCTAGAGAAAAGAATGTTCCTAAAGGCTATGATAGTAAATGGGAATATAAACTTCATCAAGGGGTTTTAAGTACTTGGCAACACCATGAAGGTCTAATAAGATATACTATTCCACATAAATATTATCCTGACTTTGTA